TTCGAAGACGTGCTTATGGCATGTGTTTTTTACGGAATGCCTATACTTGCTGAGAATAACAAACCTAGATTACTGTACCACTTTAAGCGTAGAGGCTATAGAGGTTATTCGATGAACCGACCTGACAGATTATGGAATAAGCTTTCTGTAACTGAAAAAGAAATTGGGGGTGTTCCAAACTCGAGCATGGATATGAAGCAGTCACACGCTGCAGCAATAGAAATGTACATTAACGAACACGTTGGTCAAGTAGCTGAGGGTGAATACGGTACAATGTACTTTAACGAAACATTAAACGATTGGTCTAAATTTGATATAAATAATAGAACAAAATATGATGCTGCTATCAGTTCTGGCCTTGCTATTATGGCTTGCCACAAAGATTTATACAGACCCGTCGGAAAACAAGAAAAAACAAAATTAAACTTAAAGATTGCAAAATACAATCAAAGCGGTTTTAATTCAACGATAATAAAATAACATGGCAAAATCACCAACAGGTAATTATTTTCCAAGCCAAGTGGCTAGTGACCAGGAAAAAGTATCGTTCGACTATGGTCTTAAAGTTGGCCGTGCTATTCAAAATGAATGGTTTTCTACTAGTAAAAGTGGTGACTCAAGATATAATAGCAATCAACATACTTTTCATAATTTAAGATTATACTCAAGAGGGGAACAGCCTATACAAAAATATAAAGACGAGCTATCAATTAATGGTGATTTATCTTACCTTAATTTAGATTGGAAACCTGTACCTATTTTATCAAAATTTGTTGATATTGTAGTAAACGGCATAGCTGACAGATCTTTTGACATTAAAGCATATTCTCAAGATCCTTATGGTGTAGAGAAAAGAAGCAAATATATGGAGTCTATAATACGAGATATACAAACCAAAGAGCTTAATGAATATGTAGAGCAAGAATTTGGTATTAATCTTTTTGAAAATGATCCAGGAAAATTACCAACTTCTCAAGAAGAGCTACAACTACATATGCAGCTTGGATATAAGCAAGGTATAGAAATAGCGGAAGAAACCGCAATTAACACTATTTTAGAAGGTAATAATTATGATCTTACTAAAAGAAGATTGTATTACGATTTAGCTACTATAGGTATAGCGTCCGTTAAAAATGTTTTTAATTCAGCTGAAGGAATAAAAGTTGAATATGTTGACCCTGCAAATATTGTATATTCCTATACGGAATCTCCATATTTTGACGATATATATTACGTGGGTGAAGTTAAAAGCGTGACAATAGCAGAGCTTAAAAAAGAATTTCCAGATTTAACACAAGACCAGTTAGATGAAATAAAGAAAAAGGGGAGTAGCTATTCTAAGAATTCTTATAATTCAACTTCAAGTAACAATAGGGAATTTGATCAAAATACGGTTAATGTGCTTTATTTTAATTATAAAACTTACATGAATGAAGTTTATAAAATAAAAGAAACAAGTACAGGTGCAACTAAAGTATTAGTTAGAGACGATCAGTTTGATCCACCTATTGAAGAATTTGAAGCCCAATATGGAAAGCTTTCGCGTTCTTTAGAGGTATTATATGAGGGCGCTTTAATTATGGAGTCTAATATACTTTTAAAATGGGAGATGGCGAAAAATATGATGCGCCCGAAATCAGATCAGACAAAAGTAAAAATGAACTATAGTATTGTAGCGCCTAGAATGTATAAAGGACGCATCGAATCTATAGTAAGTCGCTGTACGGGTTTTGCAGACATGATACAGCTTACCCATTTAAAAATGCAACAAGTTATGCAGAAGATGATGCCAGATGGCGTTTATCTTGATGCAGATGGTCTAGCAGAAATAGATTTAGGTAACGGAACAAACTATAATCCGCAAGAGGCGCTTAACATGTATTTCCAAACAGGTTCTGTTATTGGTCGCTCTTTTACACAAGAAGGTGATATGAACCCAGGCAAAGTGCCTATACAGCCTTTGCAAACAGGAGCAGGCGGTCAAAAGCTACAAACACTTATACAGACATATAACTATTACTTGCAGATGATTCGTGATGTTACGGGTCTTAATGAAGCGCGTGATGGTTCTATGCCGGACTCTAGAGCTTTGGTTGGTGTGCAAAAACTTGCGGCAGCAAATTCAAATACAGCCACTAGACATATTCTCGATGCTGGATTGTACTTAACTTCTGAATTAGCTGAAAACTTATCGTTAAGAATTTCTGATGTTTTAGAGTATAGTCCTAATAGAGAAAGTTTTATTCAAAAAATTGGTGGATTTAATGTAGGTATTTTACAAGAGCTAGATGAATTGCACTTATATGATTTTGGAATATTTATTGACTTAACACCTGATGAGGAAGAAAAAACTAGATTAGAAAATAATATACAAACAGCTCTTTCAGCTAGTCTAATAGATTTAGAAGATGCTATTGATATTAGAGAAGTTAAAAATATAAAACTTGCTAATCAATTACTTAAAGTACGACGCAAACAAAAATTAGAGCGCGACCAGGCTATGCAGCAACAAAATATACAAGCACAGTCTCAAGCAAATGCTCAGGCTCAACAAGTTGCAGCTCAAGCAGAAGTACAAAAAGATCAAGCTTTATTCCAAACAAAAGCACAGCTCGAACAACTTAAGGGACAACTTGAGCAGCAGAAAATGCAACAAGAGGTTGCTGCAAAGAAAGAACTTATGGAGCTTGAATTCCAATACAACATGCAGCTTAAAGGTATTGAGGTCGACGGCCAAAAGTCTAAAGAGCAAGAAAAAGAAGACCGCAAAGACGAAAGAACAAAATTACAAGCTTCTCAGCAAAGCGAATTAATAGAGCAAAGACAGAAGCAAACGGGTCCTAAAAACTTTGAATCTGCTGGAAATGACATCATTGGCGGTGGATTTGGTTTAGGAACCTTCGAACCTAAGTAATAATAACCATATATAATTATATAATATTTTATCATGAGTGAAGAAACCACTAACCCGGTAGCTAACGTCGACGACGATGGCACCATTAAAGTTAACTTAGATGCCCTTCAAAAGCAAAGCACAAATGAGGTTCCTGTACAAGACGAACCCGCAGTTAGCGAAGAAGTTCAAGCGGAAGACGTCAAGCAGCCAACTGAAGAGCCTGCCAGAGAAGAAGAGCCCGTTCAAAATGAAGAGCCTGCTCAAGAGCAAGTAGTAGAAGAAGAACCTGTATTACAGGAAATTACAGAAGAAGAAGTTGAAGAAGCTGTTGAAGAGCTTCAAGAAGAAGTTGTCGAAGCAATTGAAGAAGCACAAGAGTCTGGTATAGAATTACCTGAAAACATTCAAAAAGTTGTAGACTTTATGAATGAAACAAGTGGAACGCTGGAGGACTACGTAAAGCTTAATACCGATTACAGTTCTTTAAACGAAGAGCAATTACTTCGTGAATACTACCAAAGTACGAATCCGCATTTAGATAATGAGGACATCGAGTTTATGATGGAAGATAAGTTTTCGTATGACGAAGACATTGACGACGAACGTGAAGTAAGACGTAAAAAGGTAGAGCGTAAACAAGCATTAGCAAATGCTAAAAATCATTTAGACGGTCTTAAGTCTAAATATTACGATGAGATCAAGATGGGTTCAAGATTGAGCCCTGATCAACAAAAGGCGGTTGAATTTTTCAACCGTTATAATAAAGAAAGCGAGGAAAATAGTAAAGTAGCGGAAATTTTTAATAATAAAACTAAACAATTGTTTTCAGATAAATTCGAAGGTTTCGATTATCAAGTGGGGGACAAAAAGTATAGGTTTAAAGTTAAAAACGTTGACTCGGTTAAAGAAAACCAAAGCGACATTAATAACTTTGTCAAGAAGTTCTTGAATGAAAAAGGTGAAATGTCAGATGCTAAGGGTTATCACAAATCGTTATTTACCGCTATGAATGCTGATCAAGTTGCAAAACACTTTTATGAGCAAGGCAAAGCCGACGCAATAAAAAGTAGTGTTGAACGCTCTAAAAACGTTGATATGAATCCGAGAGGGGTTCATCAAGAAGTTACAACGTCAAACGGGTGGAAAATACGTGCAGTAGATAGCGGCGACAATTCTTCTAAATTCCGAGTGAAGTTTAAAAAATAATAATAACCATTTAAAAATTATAAAAGATGGCATTTAACGGATCAGGTGCTGAATTAAATCACCTAACCCCACGTCCAGTAAAAGGATTATTTGCGGACAACTATATCGCTTTAGATGCGATGGATTTTACACAACAATTTCTTCCTGAAGTTTACGAAAAGGAAGTTGAACGTTACGGCAAGCGTACTGTAGGTGGTTTCCTAC